GAAGCTGACGTAAAGCACCGCAAGACGGTCGGCACCAACATCGTTAACGCGCTAACCAGCCACACAAGCTTAACCCGCGAACAGGCTATTGAAGTACTTACCGCTCTGAAAGATGACCTGATCCCCTGCGCGAAAATTCATTACTGAGGTGAATCATGAATATTACATGCGAGTGCGTAGACATGCGCACATCTGTCGGCCCACACAACACCATCAAAGTTGAGATGGAAGGCGTTGTGCTGGCCGGCACCGTTAAAACCCGTGACGTACTACCCCAGCTCGACGGCGCAGAAGTCATCGAGTGGCTGGCTGAACAGGGATACGTCATCACTCATCAGGAGCGTGCAGCATGACGGCAGCAGAGCGGTGGGATGAAGAGTCATTACTGCGCCTTATGCGCGACGTGCTGCCGGAAAGGCCGGAGGGTGATGACGAGCCAGTTAACCTGGCCGCCGAGCGGCAGAACCCGGTCATTAGCTGGGATGAATTTGCGGGGAATTACACATGACAGATAAAAAAGTATACGCAGCCATTAGCGGCGTTGCTTCTGCGCTTGCTGAGAAGGGTATCAGCAAAGAAAGGAAGCAAGGGAGTCAGGTCAATTACGCGTTTCGTGGTATCGACGACATTTACAACGCGCTGGCCCCGGAGTTGGTAAAAAACAAACTCCTGATCCTACCTCGCTACACCGAACGCACCAGCGTCGAGCGAACCAGCAAAAATGGCGGTGCGCTGTTCTACATCACGGTTCGTGGCGACTTCGATTTCGTCAGCACCGAAGACGGAAGCATCCACACCGTCACCACCTATGGTGAAGCGATGGATAGCGGCGACAAGGCCACAAACAAGGCCATGTCGATAGCATACAAATACGCGGCTTTTCAGGCGTTTTGCATCCCAACTGAGGAAACTGCAATCGACGCGGATGCCGAAACCCATCAGGTGCAACCGGCAGATGCCGATCAAATTCTCGCTGAATTTACTCAGTACGCCAGTACTGAAAACGACAGCAAAAAATTGCAGGCGCAATACGCGACAACATGGTCACGTCTGAATGGTTTTGCTGATCACCAGGCTAAATGCAAAGACGTCACCGGCATTCGACTAAAAGAACTTAAACAGGCGGCTTAAATGGCGATTAACACAATCACAGTGTCAGGAAATGTCGGTAGAGACGCGGTACTGCGCGTCACGCCAAACGGGAAACACATCGCCTCGTTTTCACTCCCGGCAAAATCTGGGTTTGGCGAGAATGAGAAGACATCATGGCTGAATTGCAAGATGTTCGGGGCAATGGCCGAGAAGCTCTCTGGCGCGATTGTTAAGGGAGCAAAGGTTGCTGTTACTGGCGAGTTTGTAATTGAGGAGTGGACTAAGCAGGACGGTTCGCAGGTGCAGACACCGACAATCCTGGTGCGGGATATCGATCTCCCACCACGCAGCACGCCAGGAAATGATAACCCCCGTCAACAGGTATCATCACATCCACAACACCAACGGCAACAACGCTCACCGGCACCACAACATCAACCAAGCGAACCACCAATGGACTTCGACGACGACATACCCTTTTGAATCATCTCCCGGTCAGGAGAAACCAATGAACAAATTTACCCCCGAATATCGAAAACATCTTCTCCGGCCAATCCCTGACCGGAAACTTAGCCCGCAAGAACGCGCCGATCGCAAAGAGCTTTACCAGATCATCCGTGAGGAGCGTGAGAACGATACATCACCGGAAAAACCATCGATTTACAGGCCATGTGATCCATATCTGAATGACAACCGCAGAGGTCTTGGCGGTGCTTCAAGGAGTGACTAATGACTCACTCTCACGACGACATCAGGGTTGGCACTGTGTGCCTTCCCTTCATTGGTAACGGCTGGCTAATGCCTTGGGGTGAAGTGGTCAGCAATCCATTAAAGGCGCAGCGGCTAGCTGAGGAATATCGGGAAAGGCAGGAGGCGGCATGACAGCGAAATACTCACTTCTGTATGTCGATCCACCATGGTCTTACGGAAACACCATCAGTAACGGGGCCGCTGCCGACCACTACTCCACCATGAAGTTAATCGACATCAAGCGTCTGCCAGTGTGGGAACTTGCCGCCGAAAACGCGGTGCTGGCGATGTGGTACACCGGCACGCATAACCAGGAGGCTATCGAACTGGCCGAGGCATGGGGTTTTACCGTTCGCACAATGAAGGGCTTTACCTGGGTGAAGCTGAATCAGAACGCTGAGCTGCGCATCAACAAGGCGCTGGCCGAGGGGGACGTCAGCGATTTTTACGACTTCCTCGATCTGCTTAACGCCGAGACGCGCATGAACGGAGGAAACCACACCCGGGCAAATACCGAAGATCTGCTGATTGCTACCAGAGGCGCAGGACTGGAGAGAAAGCACGCCGGGATTAAGCAAGTGGTATACAGCCCGCTCGGCGCGCATAGCGAAAAGCCGTGGGAAGTGCGCCACCGGCTGGAGCTGATTTACGGCGATGTGCCTCGCATAGAGTTGTTTAGCCGCAGCGCGGCACCGGGCTGGGATCACTGGGGAAAACAGTGCGCTACCGCCGCGGTGGAACTGCTGCCCGGATGCGCCATCGACGTTGTGAAAACGGAGGCCTCATGACGCCAGCAGCCTATTACAACGAAATCGACCCGTTCGCTGCTCAGTGGCTGCGTAACCTGATCGCCAGCGGGCATATCGCCCCTGGCGAAGTTGATGAAAGGAGTATTGAAGATGTCACACCTGACGATCTGCGAGGATTCACGCAGTGCCACTTCTTCGCCGGAATTGGCGTATGGTCTCATTCCCTGCGGCTCGCCGGATGGCCTGACGATAAACCAGTCTGGACCGGCTCCTGCCCGTGCCAGCCTTTCAGCGCGGCAGGCAAAGGAGATGGGTTTGCTGACGAGCGGCACCTTTGGCCCCACTTCTTCCACCTCATCAGCGAGCGCAGACCTCAGCATGTCTTTGGCGAACAGGTTGCAAGCGGTAACGCAAACACATGGTTCGACCTTGTACAAGCTGACCTGGAAGGATTGGGATACGCCTTCGGGCTTGTGCCGTTTGCGGCAGCGGGCATCGGTGCGCCGCACATCAGAGAGCGAGCTTATTGGGTGGCCGAGTCCGCTGGCGAGCAATATCAAAAATTGTTACCAGGACTGGAAAAAGGTAATGGCGAGGAAGGAGGCTGGTCGCCAGCCAAATCTACAGGACTTTGCAGTGCTGGCGGCATGGGTGACACCAACCTCACGCGACTGGAAGGACTCAGCGGGAATGACTGCGCAGCGGGATGGAAAGGACAGACTCGATCAGCTACCTCGCCAGGCGTACACCTGCGGCCCCTTGAGGTTAACGGTTTTTGGCGAGATGCGGACTGGCTCTTTTGTCGAGATGGCAAATGGCGTCCAGTTGAACCCGGCACATTCCCGCTGGTTGATGGGGCTGCCGCGCGCCTGGGACGAGTCGAGCCCGGGGTGGCAAGAGTGGCAAGCAGCAACCGCGTCGGCCGACTCAAAGGCTATGGTAATGCCATAAACGCACAGGCTGCGGCTGAATTCATCCGTGCTTATATGGAGGGGTTATGACGCCAGAAAAGACAACGCCATCCGCGCCGCCTGCCGCCGATGCACCGAGGAAATCCAGCAGGCCATGCGCAAGAAGCCAAAGCCTAACTGGAACGAAACGGTACCGCCCATCATAAACAAGCATCACAAGAAAATTGAAGCTCTGGGAGTTAGCCTCCTTGAGTTCGTCGTTTACACAGGTCGGCTTAATCGCCGCTTCGGAGTTGAATCGTGACCAAATACGCGAAACTGGATAGCGAAGTGTTAAGTGCTATCGGTGCTCAGCCAACCTCGTTCACGGAGCTATTTAGCCCTTCCGTCAGACAGGAGTGCCTGATCATTGCTGAAGCAGAAGGAAAGCACCCAATGGACGTCTTCCGCATTCTTGACCGACGACTCCAGTCTCTCAGGAAGCTTGGTGTCATCCAGCACGTCAAAGGCAAGGGTTGGATACAGCCATGAAATCGCAAATTACCAGGTCGCTAAAGCGGACTTTTTTATTGCTGGCATTCACCTTCAACCGAATTAACCGACAGTTCCGGGAGCATTGACCATGATTACTCAGGCAAGACTTAAGGAGTGCTTAGATTATGACCCGCTTACTGGATCGTTTACTTGGATAAAATCCACCGCTTATTGCATAAAGCCGGGAATGCCAGCTGATAGCCTGACCTGCAATGGTTACATCGGGATTAAGCTCGACGGGAAGAATTACTTGGCGCACAGATTGGCCTGGCTTTACATGTTTGGCGAATTCCCTCCCGGTCACCTTGACCATATCAACTGCGTTCGTACCGACAATCGTATCGCAAATCTACGCCCAGCGACTCACACCCAAAACATGCATAACCAGAATCTGCGCAAGACCAACAAAAGCGGTCACAAGGGTGTCAGTTGGTGCAATAAAACTAAGAAATGGCACTCCCAGTGCATGTTTGAGAGAAAGAAATATCACTTGGGTAAATTTGAAAATATTGAAGATGCAATTAAAGCCGTTGAGTCATTTAGAAATGCACGACATGGCGAATTCGCTAATCACGGCCAAACCGCGAGTAAGGAGTGACCATGGACATCATCGACACCGCAGCAGAGATTGAAGAGCTTCAGCGTAACGCTGCCCTTTCCGCTCACCGCCTCAACCGCAACGCCGTATCAGCGGAACGTTGTGAAGAATGCGACGAACCAATTCCCGAGCCGCGGCGCGCGGCCGTTCCCGGCTGCCGGACGTGTGCGGATTGCCAATCCGTCCTCGAATTGAGGAATAAGCAGAGAGGACTGTCATGAATAACCGACAAGCCCGTAGGCTGCTTGGTGCTCACATCAATAACACATATCGAATCAGCAATAGACGCTGGTTGGTTTGGGGTAGCAATTGGCCTTTTGTTTGGGAGCACGCTAAGCCATCACCGCGGCAGAAAAGGAAAGCCAAAGAGGTTGCAGCATACCGAAAGGAATTAAAGCGCAATCAGGAGTCAGCCAATGCTCCGGATAATCCAGCCTAATACCTGGTACGCCGATCCCCACGGCGCGCCATGCAAAATCCTCCGCGCTACCCACGAAGTCATCCACTACATCCGCTACGGTCGCACCTGCATCGCCAGCATTGGCCGCTTTAATCAGGATTTCGAGCCACTGACCAAAGCACAGGCCGCGCGGATCGCTGAAGAAATCGAAACAGCAGAACACCTGAAGAAGCTGCGCGCCCAGCGTGCGGCATGAGGAGAGATCATGTCAGACCAAAGCAAATTTTATGATTACTACATGGTTGAGGGCGATGAAGTGAAGTCGCTTATTGCAGGTTATGACGACATCAGAGAGCAGCGTAACTCTATTCTGCCTGAAGCAGCAGGCAAGGTCGGCGCTATTGCGTGGACAACGTCCAGTGGATGGGGTGGCGGAGGCGGTTTGCTAAATGGTTTTGTATGGGAGAAGGGATATCAATTCCCCTGCCCTATGACCATTAAGCGTGAAGAGATGTTTGATGGTAAGCGAGTGGTGCTAGGGAGAGGGAAAGGAAATACAAAAGAGGGCCGGGCTTACAACAAAGAGCTCGACTCGGTAATGGAGGAAGCCAACAAAAAGCTGAAATCTCTGCCTGAATGGAAAGACTACATCGTTAACCACTACGGCATTATGCGAACCGGCATCGGCGGCCAGTCTGGGCGTGGCTTCGGTTTCGCGATGCTCTCTACTTATGGCGGTAAGCACCCGGGCCGTGATGACTGCCTGGTATTCGCTATCCCGAACAATAAAGAAGAGCGGCATGGCGAAGTAGAGATACCTGGAAACTTCCAGAAAATAACCTACGGGCAGTTTTACGACATCGCTAACCAGCCGAATGAATGACGCAACTGATAGCCAGTTATGAGCTGGCTATTGGGTGCGAAAGCACCGCCTCACATCCCTTGATGTTATTGCCGCCTACGGGCGGCTTCTTTTTGCCTGGAGACACCCATGAGCGAAATGACCTTGATCGTGCCCAACGACTGGGTAACAGAAGAAAAGCTCGTCGAGATTACCGGCCTTCGCCCGGGCACTATCGAGCGGGCCCGCAAAAAATGCTGGATGGTAGGACGGGAATACCTTCACGTCTCACCGGACGGCGTGCCGAAGAAAAACAGCGAATGCATGTACAACCGAAAGGCTGTCGACCAGTGGGTTGAGAGCATGTCAAAGAAACAGCCGGGTGCGCGCCAATGAAGATCCGTTTATGCTTAGCGGGCTCTTGGACGTCAGGAGGGAATAATGGCTAAGTCAGCATACCCAACAGGCGTGGAGAACCATGGCGGTACGCTCCGCATATGGTTCATCTATAAAGGCAGTCGGGTGCGTGAAAGCCTCGGCGTGCCGGATACACCAAAAAACAGAAAGGTCGCTGGCGAGCTGCGCGCGTCGGTATGCTTTTCGATAAAGACCGGCAACTTCAACTATGCCGCCCAGTTTCCTGACTCGCCTAACCTGAAGAAATTCGGGGTGGAGAGTAAGGAAATAACAGTGATGGAACTGGCGAAGAAGTGGCTTGAACTGAAGCGCATGGAAATCAGCACCAACGCTATGTCTCGCTATACATCAATAGCGCGCAACATGGTGCCAAGGATAGGCGGAGACAGACTGGCTTCAGCGGTGACGCAGGAAGACCTGCTGTTTATCAGAAAGGAATTGCTGACCGGTTATCACGTCCTGAAGACAGGACAGAAAACACCGGTGAAAGGGCGCTCTGTCAGAACGGTGAACAACTACATGAGAACCATGTCAGGTATGTTTAACTTTGCAGCTGATAGCGGGTATGTAAAAGCGAATCCGTTTAATGGTATTTCTCAGCTCAAACGGGCACGCACTGAGCCTGACCCACTGACGCGAGCAGAGTTCATCCGGATGATTAACGCATGCACTCATCAGCAGTTGAAAAACATGTGGTCGCTGGCAGTTTATACCGGAGTACGTCACGGAGAGCTGGTAGCTCTTGCCTGGGAAGATATTGACCTGAAAGCAGGCACGATGATCATCCGCCGGAACCATACTTTGACGAAGGAGTTCACCCTTCCGAAAACGGACGCCGGAACGGATCGCATCATCAACCTCATTCAGCCAGCGATCGACGTGCTGAAGAGGCAGGCCGAATTAACACGCCTGGGCAAGCAGTACCAGGTTGAAGTGAAACTGCGCGAGTATGGTCGTACTGATGTGCATCCGTGCACTTTCGTGTTCAACCCACAGATCGCTGCGCGTAATGGCCGTGCCGGGCATCATTACGCTGTGGGGTCGATTAACCAGTCATGGGAGGCAGCAATGCGGCGCGCCGGGATTCGCTATCGCAAAGCATACCAATCCCGACACACTTATGCATGCTGGTCGTTATCTGCCGGTGCTAACCCTAACTTCATCGCGAAGCAAATGGGACACACCGACGCGCAAATGGTTTACCGGGTGTACGGATCCTGGATGGCTGAAAACAACCAGGACCAGGTACTCATCCTAAACCAGAAATTAAGTGAGTTTGCCCCATCCATGCCCCACGCCACAGGATCGGATGGTTATTAA